AGGTTTTTATTCACGAAACGTTTCATAATTTCGCGCTGGATTTTTCAGACATGGACAACACTTATGTTACTAATTGCGTTCTAAACATGTTTAATGTGTCGTCTGATGTGAATTTATTTGAATCATATACGGAGGTTTGGGCAGAAATGATTAATGCGATGTTTTGTAGTTTTTTTTCATTAAAGGACAAAACGAATATTGACAATTTTCTCTCTAGTTCGTTGTTTTATATAAATTTTGAAAGGTCCTTTAGTTTTTTCCAAATGGTAAAGGTATTAGATTTCATGGGTCTATCTTACAAGGATTTATATTCAAATACAAATGCGAGTAAAATTGCACGTAAACAATTATATAAAGAAAAAACAAATGTCCTCGCTTATTATGTAATTAAAACAGTTCTTCTAAACAACTATTCTGGTTTTTTATCTTGGTGTAAAATTAACAATCATTCTCTCTTGATGTTCAATAAAACACCAAAGTCACAGGACGATTTTTGTAAATTTATTGAGAAAAATTATAAATCAACAAGGATGATTCACAACGTTGTTGAAACAGAGAGAATGTATGACGACCTTCAGAATAAAAAAATAACAAATTTAAATTATCTTTTATCGAGTTTAAGAATGAGTGTTTGTGATTTAGGTTAGTGTCCGTTCATTTTCAGATGTCTTTTGCAGTATTTTTCAAACATAACACAACTTAAAGAACATTCCTTCGAATTTTTACAAATTTGTGAACATTTATATTTATAACACCCGTTGGGTGCTACTATTTTGTTTTCTCTCCACGCAGTAGATGCCTCATCAAAGTCAATTAATACCTCATATATGTTTATTTTTGTAGAAGAACGTGTTTGCATCTTGATTTCTATTGTTGTTTATTATTTGCAACCATACTTTCACGCTATTTTTATATCATTTTTAAATTTAAAATTGAAATTAATAAGTGGTTTAATTAACCACCATCTAAACTAACCATCTAAACTATCAAAACAATAAAAATGGGAATTAAGAACTTGAACCGATTTTTGAAGGACAACTCTGCGTCATCGATTAAGTTTATGAAACTATCAAAAATGTCTGGAAAGAAGGTCGCCGTCGATATAAGCATATATATGTATCGGTTTGCGTCAGACGACAACTTGATTGAAAACATGTATTTGATGTTGTCGATTTTTAGGCATTATAATATAATCCCTATATTTGTATTTGACGGTAAACCACCGCCAGAAAAAAGAGAATTGTTGATGAAAAGACGGCAAACCAAGAAGGACGCAGAAGAAGAATATAGACTGTTGAAGGTCTCTTTGCAAAATAACGATGAATTGGATGAAATTGAAAGACAAGAAATAATGTCTAGTATGGATGGTTTAAAACAAAAATTTGTAAATGTTAGTAATCATGATATAGACATGGTTAAACGATTGATTACTTCATATGGGTTTGAGTATTATGAAGCAGAGGGAGAAGCCGACGAGATTTGTGCGTTGTTGGCGATTAAAGAAAAGGTGTGGGCGTGTTTAAGCGAAGATATGGATATGTTTGTGTATGGGTGTCCGAGGGTCATCCGGTATTTTAGTTTGCTAAATCATACCGCAGTTGTGTATGACATGGCAAACATTTTAAATAATCTTGGAATTACTCAAAAGGAAATGAGAGAAATTTGCGTATTGTCTGGAACTGATTATAATAGTTTAGATGAGAACGACAACGTGACGAGTCTTAATATGACCCTAAAGTATTTTAAGAAATATCATAAAGAGAAGACCAATGTTGATTTTTATGATTGGTTGACGGTAAGAAAGAAGAATTATATTAAAAACCGACATTTGTTGCTAAAAATAAATGATATGTTTGATTTAAGCGGAGACAACGTTAAAAACAATATGATGGTGGACGACATTCTAATTGAAACGTGTGAAATAAATAAAAGTGCGTTGAATGATATTCTTAAAGAAGATGGATTTGTTTTCCCAATTATGTAAATATATTTATTTTTTTACTTAAATAAAACGGTGTATTATTATTATATGTTGGATTTATATAATAATAAATATGATAGAGAAACGCTAAAGGCAAACATTTTTGCGGTAAAATTGATAGATATATTAAAAACACAAAAGTTAGATTTGACCTTTGTGGTAAGATATATTTTACAAAAAAAATATTGGTTAGTGAGAGAAGATTCTATAACGATTTACGAAGTTATTAAATATCAACCACATTTACTGTATGAAGATATCGTAAAGGAGTTGAATGATTATGAGGACGACGACGATAGTGTCGTTGATTTTGAAACAATATCAAATAATTTAATTTTATAGATAAAACATATGAGTGAACCAAGAAAAAAGAATAACCAAACGAAAACAAAAACAAAAACAAAAAACGGTAAATCAATTTATGATTTTTATAATCATTATAACAACACAAAATCGTTGTCAGAGTCTCCAATACTTAAGTATATTAAGAACAATTTTGATTACAATGACACACAAAAAAAATACGATAGACATAAATTATAAAATATAACAATTATTTTAACTATTTGGTTGTAAATGGGTGTTTGTCGTTTATGCTAGACGTTGGACCACTTATGGACAATTGTGGTTTTTGAGTATAATTGCTTTTATTAAGATATACTTCCATAGATGTTACTAGCTTTTTCCACGTGTCATTTTCAGGTTCATTAACACTTTTTGAAAATGCCGTTGTAAGTGCACCAGCCCAAACCCCATTAAAATTCGAATCCATGCTGGTTTGTTCATCAAGGCAACCGCTAATCATTACTACATTTCCGGTTGTATTTGTAGTTTTGTTGTTTGTTACGCGAGTCTCATAATTAGAATCTGCTGAGTATGTAAATAGCAAGTCCATCATAGTTCCACTATGACAACTGTCGAAAAAACAAATCAAGTTTACACCTTTTGGCAAAGTTGTATTAATAATTGCTTTAAGTTCGTCGTCTATAATTAAGTTTAAGTCGCACGGAACGATGCATTCGTCTTTACCATCGGTTTCTTCCCCGTTTTTGTCCATCGTGTATGTTCCGTGTCCGGAATAACAAAATACTATCGTATCACCTTCTTTTGCGGTTTTCAATAAAGTTGTGAAATTAGATAAAATGTTTTGTCTGGTTGCCTTAATGTTGGTTAAATCAGTCAACACATTTATTTCAGACTCTTTAAACCCGTGTTGAATGAGTTCTTGTTTGAATGTTTCGGTATCATTAATGCAACCGTTTAATTGATGTTGTGTTCCTGTATAATTAATACCAACCAAACACGCTTTATAAATTGCGGATGGTGTTTCGACCATTTCTACGATGGCCGCTATATCCGCATTTAATTTTCTACGCATTTTGTTTACATTAGAATAATATTGGTTAACATACCAGTTAATTATTCTACGTTTTCTATAAATATTAATTCTAAGACGTTTAATGTAGTTAATTGTACGAATCGTTTTCAAATATAAAGCTCTTACCTTATTATTGTAATCGTTTTTAAAAGACTCTATTTTATTTAGTTTATACGAACTATAACTCATTATAATATAAGTATTCAAAATAAAATGAACATAAAAATAAATTATGATTTTTACATAATTTATTTAAATATTATTAATAAAGTTTTTATTTACAAAATAGTAAATACAAATTTAAACAACCTACGCGGAAGCAGTGGCGGCGGCAGTGGCGGCGGCAGCCGCAGCAACGGCCTTTACAGACTTCTCAAAATGAGGAGACATAAATCTTTGAAGGTTGAAATAAGTCAACTCCTGTTCCTCGCCAATTTTAAGAAGAACAGAGAGTTTGGAATCAGGGATAATCTTGCGACCGTTTGTCTTATCCTGAAGACTGTGCTCACGAATGTATTTGTTAATTTCACGGGTAACCTCGGTGCGTGCCATCAAAGAACCACTCTCCTTTCCAAGGAAGGAAGCGAGCTCGTCAGAGATCTTGGTGGCCTTTACAAACCCGGAGGGTGCTCTAGGTTCGCCGCTTCTCTTGCGCTTGGAGGATTTTTTTTGAGCAGTTTTAAGTTCACGTGCCCATCTCTTCTCAATAATTTTAAACTCGGCCTTCAATCCAGTAATTGCGCTAGACATTTGGGCGATTTTAGTGGAAAAAGCAGTCGTTTGTTCAAAGAAACTGGTATCCACCGCATCAGAAGTTGCGGAGGCGGAGGTATCAATTACCACGTTGGTAGCGGATGGTTCCGCGGGAGCAGCAGTGGTCTTTTTAGACTTCTTTTCGGCGGGGGCGGGAGTAGCGGTGGTTACTGAAACAACATTAGCGGACAAAATGGAACCAGTAGTGGAAGGAGTAGCGGGAGCAGCAGTCTTGGTTGTGGTGGCAGATTTCTTGGGCATCTTATTATAATGTATTCTAACAAATACCTTTTAAGTAGTTTTGAGCAATAATATATATATTATTACGACACTACGGTTGTCTAAAAAAATAAACAACCAAAAAATTAATTGTGTGTAAAACTTTCAAATAGCCACGGAAGCGCATTATATGCGTCAATATTGACTAATGTCAACGCACCCAATACATAATATGACCCAAGCGATTTATTATCATTCGTCATTGCACTATTTACAAATTTATCGATAATCTTCAATACTTCACTTTTAATATTAAATATATTGTTTTCCTCTCGAATTCTCTCTAAATTATAATTTAGGAACGGGTCTCCAAATGGTGGGCAAATTTCACATTTAATTTGGTTGGATAAATTTGCTCGGTAATTCCAAACGTCGTGCAATTCAAATACAAATTTAATAAGATTATTTTTGTTTAACGATAGAAACCATAAATGATTTGAATAATTTCCCAATCCATTAATTGTCTGAAATATTTCCAACGCTTTAAATTCAATTGTTTTTTCATTTGAAACGACGTTTAATTCGTCGTCATATTTAAGATTAATAGGGTACTTCAATATTTTACCTAATCTTAATATAGATTTAACGGTTTTATTAATCGTGTCTTGAACAACGTTGCGGTTATACGGATTGAGTGTTTGTTCGTTTGGTTTTGATTTTGAAATTAAACGATGGAGAGAAATAAGGTCAAACCCGTAAATAAATCCATCTACATCTTTAAAACTTATGAATTGATGAAAATTAATATTAACAAGCGGTTCCATCGTTACAAAATCGTCAAGGTTAGTACATAAATTGCGTTTAATATAAGCCGGTCCGTGTAAGGTTGCATATTTTCTTACTAGAAATCCTCTACAATTCTTTTGAATTTTCGTGGTTGATACAGACAACCTCAAATATTCGCAAATACGGTCCTTCACTTGTTGTTTATTCCCACCAATTTTTATTTTTAAATTTCTTGCTACCATTTTCAACTGTGGTAACGTGTAATTGTGTCTCAATATGTCTTCAATATTGCAACTAATTACACTTGTTGTTGTTGTTGGTTCGCATTTGATTTTAACATTCGCATCTTTATTTTGAATAGTATTATTTAAACAAATTAAATTATTGGTTAAACCGTCTGTGTTCATTAATATTATATTATATTTTATTCATAATAGTTTTTATATAGTTTATCAATTTGAAAATATTGGCCGACTATTGAATTACTTCACACCATTTTAAATGAAAATTAAATAGTTTATAACACTATTCTTATGATAAGCAATGTTGTTTGTATTTTATCCTTAATATAAAAAAAAATTGATTTAAAGAGAATTCAATAGTATAACTTATACTCACAAACATGGCACAGAACGCAATCATCGACGGAACCAATATTGATACCAGTGTATTCTCATACTCTGCTCCGAAGGCAAACCCTTCTGGTGGCAAGGTAGTGAATATTTATAATAAGAATTTCAAGGAGTCGATTACCATCGCAACTCCTCTAATTCTTACTTGGGGCGCGCAAGAGGGAATGGACCAGGCGAAAAACCCCACCGGAAAGTTTGCGATGTCTCTTCAATTTCCCAGCGCTGAATATAGCAACCCAGATGCGGAAGCATTCTTGAATTCTATGCGTGCTCTTGAAACCCAGATTAAAAAGGACGCAATTGTTAACTCGAAGGAGTGGTTTGGAAAGACCATCACCAGCGATGATGTGATGGAAGAGAAATTTAATGTGATGTTGAGACACCCCAAGAAGGAAAAGGGTAGTGCCGAGTTGAATTATGACAAGCCTCCGACGCTTACTGTCAAGTTGCCGTGTTGGAAGGGTGTATGGCAGTCGGAGATTTACGATGAAGAAGGTGCTCCTCTGTTTCTCAAGAGTTCAAGCGCATCTAACATTTCGCCCCTCGACTTCCTCAAGCCAAAGACGCACGTCATTTGTCTAATTCAATTTGGTGGTCTTTGGTTCGTAAACGGAAAGGTTTCCATCACGTGGAACTTGAAGCAGGCAGTCGTTCAAAAACCGAGGATGTCGTCAATCGTCGAGGGAACGTGCTTCATCAAGCCAAAGGTGGAGGACATTGCCAAGTTGAAGGCAGCACCTCCTCCCGAGGAAGACGTTGACCCAGACGGTGCGGTTTCAAGTAATATTGTAGATGATTCTGATGATGATGATGACCGCGAACTTCCACCGCCGATTACTGTTCCCGTTCCTGTTCCCGTTCCCGCTATTGTTCTACCCGTTGAAAAAGACGCTGCTGTTGAACCCACCACAGAATCAAGTGCGGAACAATCAACACTAGAACCCAAGAAAAAGAGAATTATTTCAAAGAAGAAGGTGGTTGCTTAATTAAATTCTCACTAATAAAAACAATTAATAAAACAATTAATAAAACAATTAATAAAACAAATAATATAAATATTTTTTTACATCATTTCACAAATATCACAATTTTATTTTAAAATTGATTTATTTTAATTATAATAATTATATTATAATTAATAGACGAGAATACATAGAAATGTCGCAAAATGACACGAAAAACTTAACCGACCTGGTTATACACGCAACAAACCATTTTACCAGAATATTACCAACAAGTGAAATAAAAGAAAAATATGAGAAATTGTATTGGGGTGGAAATGGTATAGGCGATAGATGGGCGGATAAAAAATTTAATTATAGTGTTATATATTCAACAAAACACAAACCATCACGTTTATATAGCGAAAACGACGACGACAAAATACCAACAGACATACTTGATGAATTTTTACAATTTAATAAAGGAGTTGGTATAATTGGAATATTCGTTCATTCATTAAGAACGAACATTCAAAAAAGACCAATCGACGACATAATTGGAAAAGAAATTAGACTTTTATGGTGTGTTATATGTGGAACACACAATACAGTTTGCGACCATAAAAACGACTTATATAATGATGAACGTGTGTTAAATTTAAAAACGCAGTTAATTAGTGATTTTCAACCGTTGTGCAACCACTGCAATTTACAAAAGAGACAAGTTAGTAACACGGAATGTCAATCCCAAAAAATATATTCCGCAAAAAATATACAACGATATAACGTTTATCCGTTTGAGTTTCCTTGGGAGAAAAAATCGTTTGATTTAAACGACATTAATTGTAAAACCGATACATACTGGTTTGACCCAGTAGAATTTGATAGAAAAATATATTATTATTCAGTTTATGTTATTCCTATTGTAAATGAAATGAAATATAAAATCAAAACAAATCAAATTAAATTAATGTCATAACTTTATCAATGTATTCAGTTGATATTTCACACCCTTTAAATTTTCGGTGTGTATTTTTACAAGCAATCGCCGTTGTTCCGCCACCCAAAAATGTATCCAATACCACATCATTTTCATTTGAATGTTTTTTAATTAATTCTTCAAATAAACCTAAACTTTTTTGCGTCGGGTGAAATCTATTTTTTCCGCCTTGAAGTGGAAACATATATGTTCCGTTATCATATTTACTATTAAAGGTTGGTTTTGACACTTTTATTCCCAATAAAGCAATCTCACGACAATTGGTTAGGTAATTTACAGCTGAATTTAATGGTTGAGGATTTGTTTTAATCCATTCAATAAATCGTATTTGTTTGAATTTGTATTTTTCCATAATTTCTTTTAACAATGAAATTTTCCATAAATCAAAGAATATAATGATGGTTCCACCATTTTTTAATTTTTTATAATATTCGCATATAAAATTTTCCAACATTTCCATAGTAAATTCACTATCCCAAACACCGTAGTCAGTCTTAACACAATATTTTTGCCCATATATTGTTCCGTATTTCATATAATTGTCCTTCTTCTCATCATCTATTATATCATTTTCGGTTTTATACTTAACCCAGTCTTCTTCCGTTTTCACAAAGTCTATGTTATTTTCTTTGTTGTGCTTAACTTTGTTATAGTGTGCGTTCATTCCAGATTCTTTTGAAATAATGTATGGATGGTCTGTTAGTATTAAATCAATGGACCTATCCGGAATCGTTTTTAAATATTCAATTCCATCCATATTTTTAATTTCAATGTCATTCAGTTCTACGTTGTCATTCAGTTCTACGTTGTCATTCAGTTCTACGTTTGCGCTTGTCATTGTTGTATTAATATTTATATAATTATTAACAATGACATTATTATAATCATTTTTTTTATTTATATATTACGACTTATTATATTCGATTGTTATTATTCTATAATTATCTTCACAATAATGTCTGCCTTTTCAGAAACGTCGTATATATTTTTTTTAATTTTGGTTAGTCCTGCATTTTTGATTTTATGGTATTGAACCTTTTTCATCGCCAAATTAGAGACCTCAATTTTAAAGACCGAATCACCCACCTTTATTTCAATCACCCCGTCGTTTTTAATTGTCTGATGTAAATCAAAATACTTATTTATGGTGGTATCCACACATATATTATTATCGTCGTCTATGGTTATTCCTTTTGGCAACTCGGGTTCACATATAACTATAATTTGGTTGTTTGATACGTCAAAATGAGATTCGCCGTGCCATAAAGGAACCAAAAACAACAAATTGTTTACATATAATTTGTATAATTTATTATTAAGTAAATCGTTTATACTTGGATTTAAATTATATATTTCGATGCTGGTATATTTTTTAACTATATACTCTCTAATGTCGTCGAGAACTTCGTTACTTAAATGAATGATGGTTCGGTTTTTAGAGAGAAAATAGTAAACATTCACCACGGTGTCCTTGTCCAAATTTTCAAATAAACGAGTAGACAATCTCTTTCCTGCCTTTATTACATCCACAATAATTGATGAAAACGCAGAAGAACCGTTTTCATCACACACGTTTTTCAAAAAATCATTTAAAATATCAACATATACGTAAGAACTCGATGTATCGTCTTGTTCAAATTCGGCAAATGATGTTTCTTCCGCGTTTAAATTATTAATTTCATTCTTTAAATAATTGAATGCTTCGTTAATTTGTTTAAACTTTTCGGTGGATTCGATGGTATTTCCATTTTTATCTGGATGATTTTTTAATGCGAGACGTCTATATTGTTTCTTTAAAAAATCGGGAGTAATGTCGTTGTAATTTATTACACTTAAATCAATTTCCAACGTTTCAAATGCGCATTTATAATTCATAATAAATAATATTTAAAAACTTTAAGCATTAACTATTCAAATTTATATTTCGTCTAAATTATGAACCAGGTTCATTAAATATAATAAGTAATTTTCAACGTGATAAATTGGTCTATAATTGTTGTTGTAATATTGGAAGAACTTGAATGTTCTAATTAATACATCAGACACATTTTCGGGTTTAATATTATTTTGCACGATAAGTGTTTTAAGTATGTACCAAATTCCTTCAAAAATGTCTATATTATAAATGAATAAATCATATATCACCTCTCTTAATTTTAAGAAATCAATGTCATTTATGTTTATCATCATTTTTATTATTTTATTGCAAATTATTTTATATTTCAACATTAAACATTCGTTGTAATTATGAAGCATTTTTATGTTGGTTATGGTTTCTAAATTAATTTTAGTCAATAATGCGGATTTAACACATTTGGAATACACCGTTTTTGTCGGTCTTTCCACGTTAATTATTTCGCAACAGTTTAATATATTATCCGGGATAAAACTAATTTGTTCCGTAATAATTATAAATTTAACATCTATTAAATTCACTACGTTTTTCTGCATGTAACTATAAAAATTCTCCAATAATTCACCGTGTATTTCGTGAAAATTTTTACAAACAATTATTCCTGATTTATTGGATTTGGTAGACAATATATCTATAATATGATGATAAATATCGTTCCAAAGTGTTTTTGAGTTGCAACCCAACAACGACATATCAACTTCGTAATGTATATCACTAATTTTTAGAAAATGCTGAGTTTTATTGTGAATTAAACTAATTTTTTTTTCGTATTTTAATTCAGACGGACTATATTTCACGATTGATTTTAACATTTGAGAGTATTTTCCTGTTCCGCTTGGACCAAAAAAAATAAGGTTTTTGAGGTCGTTTGCCGATTTTGGAAACTTGTCAAATACCTTATTAAGTTTTGGATGCAAATTTATAGATTTGATTTTCTGTATATACTCTTCAAAATGGGTTTCGTGAAATTTCATATTATATTACTAATAAAAATTTATTTAAATTATAAACCAATATTTATAATTTAAATTTGAAATTGTTCTGGTTGTACAGAAATGAATTACGCAATTAACTTAAAAACTTTACGATGAAATTATAATAAATGAATGTTGTAAAAAATATAGACCAATTTGATATTAATCACGCAATTTTATGTGAACCAATCAAAAATAACATTATTAACGATGGTAAATTTATTCGCATCATATATTCAACAGATGTTGTAACATTTAATGGAATGTATTTTCTTATAGAATTAAAACACACAAGTTGCAATAAACATTATTCAAAATATAAATGCGACTTTAATATTGATGACCACACCGACTTAATTAATCGTATAAAATTAATTGAAACAGAGTTATTAAATAAATTTAACGTTTGTAATAAGGTTGCTCAATATAAGATTAATGAAGCACTCAACACGGGGAGCGTTAAAATACATACAAACATTAATAGCGGCGACACGTTTTATTTTATCCTTAAAATATCAGGAATTTGGGAAACAGAACATAAATACGGTCTTACCTACAAATTTTGTAAAATTTATGACGAGATTAAAGTTTAACCGTGCGACGGACACATTATTATATTACGCTTCTAATGTCAGATGTATACTCATCAATATTGGCAGTTGTTGTAAACCCGTCGGTAGTAAAGTATTTAAGAATTGTATACGTTATTATGGTTGACATTAATGATAACATTCCAATTAAATACATCACGCTCGACGTTGTTTTTGATAGTTTATGGGTTTTTTCGTAATCTGGGGTTATTGTATTTGTATAAACAATATACAATTGAAATAAAATTAATAATAATGTTATATTACTAAACGAATAATACCCTGGCGACACGTGGTCGTCTATTATAATTGATTTGTAGGTTATCATTAAATACAATACAAATGATATAGTTCCTAACATTAATATAAATGGACCAGTGCCGGATAAAATAGTAGATATCATTTGCGATGTAGGAAAATTTGTATCGGACGAAAACAATTTGTCAAACATCGTTAACAATAACATCATAATTCCTAAAATTAACGTTGAATAACCGGTAATGTATGAACCAACCGAAAGTTTTCCTGTCGTAAATATTCCTATGATAAATAATACAACAGATGCTGATATCAAACCTTTATATATAGTTGAATAAAATGAACTCATTTATATAATAGGACGCGATAATATTTTATTTATCTTTAGATAATTGACAAATTTGTTCCTTTAAGCAATCCAACTCTGTTTGCATATTTTTCATTTGTGATATTATTATTGATATCAGTTCTACATAATTAACATGTTTATATCCCAAACTCCCTTGTTCTACCAACTCTGGAAATAATATTTCCACTTCTTGCGCAATCAATCCGTTATGCAATTTTTTATTTGGGTCTATTTTTAAATTATATTCAACCGGATTTAAGATTAACAATTGTTTTGCTTTTGCCTCTGTTATTGGAGTAATATTTTCCTTTAGGATTTCGTCCGATGGTGAAATGAAAGAGTCTGCGGTGACTGACCCACCTACCGTCAACGAACTTGGTATATAAATAGGGGTTACCGTTATTGTTGTTATTTCTGAAGTTGACGCACCGCAACTCCTTTTATACATCCAAGGCGAAATAGATGACTCCGGTTGAAACGATTTAACTCCAGTAGTATTAGAATTGGATTTTGTTGCCATTTAATTATATTGTATTTTTATTTTAATATATAAATATAATATATTATATTTTAATATGAATTCTGCCTTTTTTAATAATACTAATGCAAATCACCCAATTATTCCGTCATCTCAAGAATACTTGTTTTATAAAAAATACGTTTCTATACATTCAGAAGATAGAGACGTCTTAAAATATCCAAATTCTTCTGAATTTGAAATTACATTGCCTGAGGATTTACTTAATGTATCCTCTTTAAGGTTGGTTAATTGGTCTTTCCCATCAAATTACAACACTTTTTCAGTATTAAACTCGAATATTGAAATGTTTTTCAAAATTAATAATCCATATGACCCTAGTTTATACGGGGTGACAACCAACCTCGATATCCAAATATATAAAGCGTTGGATGATAATAAAGATAGTTGTTTCAAAATTGTCATTGAAGAAGGGTTTTATACACCGACACAAATGGTCACCGAATTAACTAATAAATTTAACCACGTCGTTACAACCTATCTCATTGAGAATTTTACCGCGAATTCTTCGTATCAGGAATACAAAGACGCACTATCCGAATTAGAATTGCAATGCGGGTATCATCGGTTTTCAATTGTCTATAATAATGTAACACAAAAAATATGGTTTGGAAATATTTGCGACCAATTTATTCTGAAAAATAGTATTCAAGATGTAAAGAGCACACTTTCTGCCGATTTATTCTGCGGACCAAAGTCTCAATTGCCTGATTTTAGTAATTTTGGGTTGCCAGGATTTTTAGGACTTAGTAGATGCGATACACTTGCAATAAATCGATTCTGTGACTGCAACACCCAATCAACAAATGGTTCGCCATACAACGGTATTACGGTTCCAAGATTTTACTATGGAGATGTTTATCCCGGAGATAATGGTTTTTGGTTGTTGCCCGACACAGATTTAAGCGGGTCAACCGTTTATTGGGCAGAATGTTTGTTTAAGATTAATTTAATGGGCGACGCTTACATATATATGGAACTTGACGGACAGAATTGTTTGGACGAAACGTCGCCTTTTAATGTGAATTCATATACGTTAACAACCAATAATACAAACGGTGTCGTAAATTCGGCGTTCGCTAAACTACCCGTTCCGTCCACTCCTATTTCACAATTCTTTGACAAGGAATCACTTCCATACAAATTTTATTACCCACCTGCTGAAAAATTACGAAAATTTAAATTTAGACTCCGTTACCATAACGGCCAATTAGTTAATTTTGGCACATTTAACTTCTCCTTTGTTGTTGAGTTTGTTATTCAATTGCCACAAATATTACGAAAGTATGCAGCAAGCGAGATTATTATGCGGTCCAACCATTAATTCGGCAACTATTATTCATATGTCATATTTATCTTTTATCCACGATTTTAAAATACTTTGGTCGCATATTTTATAATCTTCCTGTTGGTCCGCATAAAATGTTTTGATGTCATAAAATTTGGGTTTTTTCATCTTTGGCGTTTTAAAGAAGAGGTAGTCGCCTTTGGGTCCCTTTCTAATAGACATTGTCTGATTTATCTCTCGAACTACCTTATTATCTTCTTGTAAATATTTTTTGATTTCATCAAATGTGACGTTCTCTATCGGTCGGTTTCCCAGTTCTTTTATTGTTTTTCGGTTTTCTCCCCACGTAATATAGAGACCAAATTTTCCTTTTTTTATGATAACATCGTCTCCCTCGTGTTGTCCCAAAACGTGGTCCTGTTTTTTTAAAACGGCAGAACAGTCCTTCAGTATATCAACCGCATTATAATTGTTTTCTTCAATATCAGACAAACTAATTCCCTTCTTGATTGGTTTAAATAAGGTCGTCTCTTTTCCATCTACTTCTTCCGTGCATTTAATAACCGGACCATATTTCCCGATTACATATGTATGTCGGTCGTCCAATTTAACCTCTGTTTTGGTAACGTGTTTTAACCCGTCTATCAATTCGTCTATTTCAAGGTTGCAATTTTTACATAATTCGTGCCACACCATTTTACCTGAAGCAATTAAATCTAAATGGTCTTCCATTTCACGTGTATATTCGTAGTTAAATAGAGGGTTAAAATACTTTTCTAAAAACTCCATCGCCACGTCGCCGAGCGGTTGAAGCATCAGTTTGCCTTTTTCGTTTCCAAATTCTCTCTTTGTTTCAATCTCAAAAATGTCTTCGTCACACAATTCAAAATCTTTACATATCACGAGGGTTCCCTTCACGTCTTCTTTTTTTACATATCCGCGTTCCTGAATTTTATCCAAGATGGAAGAAAATGTGGAAGGTCTGCCTATTCCCTTTTCCTCTAACAACTGAATTAATCTTGCTTCGGTATAACGCAATTTTGCGCCCCTTACTGCTACCCGAGAACACATTTTTTTATAAGGAATAATCGTATCTCGGGTGATTGCCTGTAAATGGTGGTATTCTTTATTGTCGGACGAATACTTTTTTTTCACTATTTTCCAACCCGGGAAATCAATCAGTTCGCTGGTGTGTGTAAATTTCGCAGACGCATAGGCGGTGATGGTTGCGACGATGTTATGAAACGACGCCGAAGACATGCAGCTCTCCACAGCGTTTTCCCAAATCATCTTATACATCTTCTTCATTTTTGAATCTTGTTGTTCAGAAAGAGTGAGGAGAGAAAGATTGGTAGGCCTTATTGCTTCGTGAGCCTCTTGACACAGGTCATTTGTGTGGTCTTTTCCATTTTCTTTATTATTCTCTCCAGAAACCATTTCGGAAATATGTTCACCAATATATTTTTCGTTGTACGTTTTTGTTATATATGTTTTTACTCCATCTATAAACTCCTTACTATATTTACTTGAATCTGTTCGCATATAAGTGATGAAACCGCCTTCGTACAATTGTTGACAAATTCTCATCGTTTCTTTCGGGGAAAAATGAAACTCGTTGCTCGACATTTGCTGAATTCTTGAAGTGGTAAATGGTTCTGGTTGTTTCTTCTTTTTTTTAGTAGAAGGAGAGAAAGTATAGACATGTTCAAACTCGGTGCTACCGTCCAAAAATTGATGGACCTCTTCTTCGTTCATAAATTGCAGGTTAAGTTCAAACGCAATATTGATGCTCGTAAAGTATCCGGTCGTGTTGTATATTTTTATCTCTTCATTGTTCTTAATGTCTCTTTCATTGTCGTAGATTATTTTTAGTGCCGGGGTTTGACACCTTCCAGCACTTAATGCGTTGTTCTTATTTTTTGCGATGAATTTCCAAAGCATCGGAGAAACCTTAAATCCGACCAACATATCCAAAATTTGACGCGATTGCTGGGCGTACACGAGGTTCATATCAATCGTTCGTGGGTTATTAATCGCGGTTCTTAACGCTCGTTCGGTGATTTCGTTAAACGTAATACGCTTTGTTGTATTTATGTCTAGTCCGAAAATCTGGGAAACACAGTATGCGATTTTCTCTCCTTCTCGGTCTCCGTCCAATCCAAGAATTACGTCGTCTGCCTTTTTTATTTCCTTTTTAATAAATTCAATCTGCTTCCTTTTTATGGCGTCGCACACTATCGTATAGGTTGGTTCAAAATTGCTTTTAATATTAATGTCTTTTAACCCAGATAATTCTCGCAGATGTCCGTAAGACGCAACGCATTTATACCCCGGACCCAATAGTTCTTCTATTTTTTTACATTTTGCTGGAGATTCCACGATGAGGAGTGTCGTCGTCGTCGTTGAATATTTTTTGGACATAATAACATAAATTAGACCAATATTTTTATGTTATTTAATCAGTAGAATTATTTTTAATTCAAGTAATAACATAACAACATTTCGCAACAAATTTAAAGGCATTTTACCAACATAAGTAATACACAAATGGGAAGATATTATTATGGTAGCATTAGCGGAAAGTTTTGGACTGGAATTCAACCCAGTAACGACGTGGAAAATTTGTGTGATATTGTTTCACACCGACAATGCGTGTGGTTTGGGTGTGGATGTATTAAAAATGAGGATACTGAATCACTTGATTATTGCGATAATTGTTATGACAGTTTAGAAGAACACACAGACGATGCCGAAAATGGAGAAAACAATTTGTCTTTTAACAACGAACATTTAATCTCTTATGAACTGGATAAAAACAACCACGGTCTCCAAATTAAAGATAATTTGAGGTTAATTGAAACGCAAGTGGATACTACCAAATTGTGTATTACATTTTCAAACAACAATACAGATTTAGTTGTTAATATAGAAAAATATAGTTTGTTTAACAGGTCAGAACTAGAATTACTCGCTCGATATTGTCTTGGGAAACATATAATGGAGTGGTTTGAACAAAACGACATATGCACGATTGATGTCGAACTTTAACCGACCTAATAAATATAGTATACACGAATTTGTTGAAATAAAATTGACATTATTTATTTCAACAAATGTTTGTTAATTATAAATGGAAAAATTAACCAAGGACGAACGTTCAGAAAAAATGAGAGTTGAAACCCAAATAAAATATAATAAAGAGCGAAAACAGAGAGAACAAGAATTGCTCACGATGCGGGTTAATTCAATTAAAAAATGGCAGATGTTAAGTCGTCAATCTCACACGCCGACAATAAACGAGAACCACATTAACAATTCGCATTCTTAAATTGCTTCCACGATATTTTTGTGGTTGCGTGTTTAGGTTCCTCTTTAGGCTCTTCGTGTTCATTCAACTTGTCTGCCTTTTTCAACGCACTATCTACATATATTTTTTTTAAAATAGTTCCCACCGCAAACGAACCTTCGTGCTGGTCCATTTCACCGTCTTCAATTTTCTCCAACACATCTAAAAATTGATTAAAGAGAGAAAGGTCCAGTTCGTCCTTTCTTATTTTATTGAAAATATCCGTGTAATAAGTAAATAAAAAACTACAC